TGCCAGTCGGCCCAATTTACCCATCCTTTCTCATTTACATTCCAACCCCATTTTTTAATATGTTCATCAGTTAAGCCTTCTACAGTATTTACTCTAGATACTCTTAACATATCAACTTCAGGGTTTGCTTCTAATAGTGATGGTAGATTTTCTATAAGATATTCATTTGGTATCTCGTCTGCATCTATATTAAAGATATAATCACCTTTACAAGCTCTAGTTAATCTATTTTTCCAATCTGCAAAATGGTTATTAAAGTTATCTTCTACTAGAGTAATATAATTATTATAACTCAATTTATGAAGATATCCTAATAATTCAGATGTTGGCCCGTTTTTAGTCATATCAACTAAAACCACTACTTCATCTTGAGGACGTTTACGTTTGAGGAGGAAATAGAGAAGGTTTTGTATCTCTATAAACTCATCACAAACTGTTATAGCATAACTTATTTTCATTTTATTCTGGTAACACTCCAATATATGAAAGAGCATCTATAAATCCACGTTCATCAAAATGAGATATTGTAGTCATATCCATTCTCCATTCATAGAATTGTCCTTCTTTTCCTGGGATTGGGTATTTGGTTTTTTCTTCTTCAGTAACAGGAACTGCGTTTACAGCTGACCATTTCCATTCATTAGAATTAGTACCATTAGCAAATATCATACCTTGTTGAGGAAGATTTATTGCGGATGGCATCCATATCATTCCATTTTCATCTTCAAAAAACAAATCTTTATAAAGTTCAGGTAATGTTTCATTTTGTTGATTTAGAAATTCTGAATTAAATTTCATTAATGAATTTGATTGAAAACCACATCCATAACAAAAATATGTTTTAATATCTTGGTTCACTTCTTCTACGTAACACGCATCTGAACCACATCGAGTACAAGTAATTAAATTGTCCATTTTATAAATTATATTTTTTTAAGTTTAGGGAGTTGTAAAGTTACCATTTTTGGAAATTCAGGAATATTTTTTTCTAACATTGAAGATAATAAATCTTTCATAGCATCCCAACTAAACTCTGTTTTACTTTTATGTGCTTGACGTTTACCTAAATCTTTATATTGTTTATAATTTTCAAATACATTTTTTAATGCCGACCCTACTTCTGGGTGGTTTGGTGAAAACCATTGAGATTCCTTTAATAAAAATTGGTTTGCTACTGATGGATGAACGGGTGTAAGTGTACCACCTATAATAATATTAAAATCCTTACTAAGGAAATCCATATGTCCACTCCATCCACTTACAATAATTGGTTTCTTTGAAAATGTAAATTCAAGTAATGGTCGTCCAAATCCTTCTCCTTTAGTTAAACTAATCATAGCTTTAATTTTTGAATGATTATATATTTCATTCATTTCACTATCGGAAAAATCACCGTGTAAAAGATAAATATTAGGTAAATCATCTGAATTAACTGTTTCTTTTATAAGTTTAATTCTTCTAAGTATTTCATCTCTATCACTATATGATGAATTTACGGCAGATGTTTTTAAAATTAATGCTGGTTTTTTAGATTTATTTTTGAATGTTTCGTAAAATGCTTTAACTAATAACCCAACATTTTTCCTATCTTCATTTATATCACCTTGCATCCAATGACCTACAAATAAATAAGCAAAATCTTCTTTTATGTCAATATTTACAGAACAAGGAGTATCTATAAATTTATAAATGTCAGTATTTGCTCCCTCAAATAATACTTCTATTGGTTTTGTTACTCTTAAAACTTGGTCATTTTGTCTAACTTCAGTAGATAAAAATACGTTTTTAGAGTGATTTGATGAAACCAAATTTAAATCCATTTTATTTACACCTTCTATCCAATCTTTTGGAACTAATGTACTTTCAATACCTGCTGTTACTCCAATATTATATTTACCAATTGGTTGAAATTCATTTGGGACAGTTATTTGCATCCAAATATCTGGTTTTTCCGTAAGTGGTTGTGGTATAACTAAATCTAATAAATCAGACCATTCGGGATTATCTTTACAAAATCCAAATGATGTACTACCCCATCTCTGGGATAGTAATTTAACATCATATTTATCTGTTGCTATTATTGCTTTAATAACATCACGACTGCGACTTCCATAACCGCTATAAGTATCAAATGGTGATGATATTATAAATGTATTTTTACTCATTTTTTAATATAATAATTTATGTGGTATAACTTTTTTTTCTATTTCATTAGCATTGATAAATTCATAATTTTTTCTTGGGATCCAAGTTTTAAATAATGTATCAAACGCTTCTATCACTCTATCTGCTTGTCTTTCAGATGTAAATCCACCTTCATTTATAGCAAATTCACGTCCTTTCATTCCTATTTCCTTACGTTCTTTTTTACTTAATGAATAAATATTCATTATTTGTTCAGCTGCATCCTCAGCATTACATCTATCATCCCAAATATAAGGGGTTTTAGGTGAACCTTGAATTGAACGATTTGATGGAAAAACTGGGAATGCCCATTCACCACATTCTTTATATTTTCCTGTATGATTTGAAGGGAATTCAGCATCAAAATCAATCCATTCACCTTTTTCATTTCTAAATCCAAGTTGATCTTGCATACCACCTGTTACATTAGCTATAACTGGATTACCTACTAATATGGCTTCTGTTAAACTTAATCCCCAACCTTCATTTGAGCTAAGTAATATTTGAGCATCTGACATATTATATAAATAATTCATCTGGTGAGATGAGATTTTATCAGTATGGAATATTATATTATTTTCATAACCTTCAAAAAGTAATTCCTTAACAGCCATTAAATCAGTTCCGTGATCACTAACTATTTCAGTATGAAGTAACATAACACATTTTTCTGCTTTTTCTTTAGGTAATTTATCTAAAAAATATCTAAAAGCTAACATTGTATCCGGAACTTGTTTACGTCTAACATTTCGTGAATTAAAAAATACAACATAATCATATTCATTTTTCCCTAAAACCTGTTGTTTAAAATGATTAAATTCTGGTAGGCGTGAATCGTTTTCGATTATTGGACTAAATATTTTAGAATCTAATCCGTGAGGAATATAACGTATAACTTTATCAACTTTTTTATCACCTAATACTAATTTATTAATATTAACTGTTTGTTTACTAATACCCATCAATAAATCACAAGCCTCGTAATATGCTTTATTATATAATGGTGTTGGGTAATCATCCCATATATTTAAATAAGTAATAGGTAATTTTTTTCGTAACTCATTTTCCATTTGAAATATAAATTCAAAATAACGAGGGTCTGTAATTAACATTATAGCATCTGGTTTTTCAGCCTCAATTACTTGACGTATTATTTCAGGAGTACCATAATTATCTACAGGATATAACATCACATATGAATCATCAATACCAGCTACTACATTAGTATCAGCAGATACATCTAATTTTTTACCTTTATCCGGATGTTTGATTGAACCTGCTATATTAACCCAATTAAAATGATGGGATGTTTTAATAACAATTTCTTTAGCAACTGTTGCTACACCTGAATGAACTCTAATGTCATCACAAATGAGCAAGATTTTTTTCCTCTCTGCTTTCGGGAGGTATTCAAAACTACTTTTCATTAATTTAATTGTATTATTCGGTTATATTTAAATCAGTATGTGTGTGGATTTTTTTACGAAATTCTTCATCTGTAAGATACAAATGGATAGTACGGTCAGTAAGTTTTTGTAATGAAAATTTATATCTTACACAAGATATTTTAAATTCTTCAAATAATTCGGATTGAACTTTAACCGATGTTAGTGTCATGTCTTTTTTACTCATAATCTTTATTATTAATTAATTTTTTATATACATATATTGGTATTATGCGGAAATACCAACATTGCATAATTCTTTTTTATTTTTATAAGGACAAAAACCACAATTCCATTTAGATGGGTTTGGAGTTAGTGTTATTTCTTTAAAATTAGCATCTTTAGTAAATACATTTTCAATAAATTCATTCATTGCTTTTTCTGCTCTACTTATTTTAATTTTACCAGATGCTGGTTTAAATGTTTGGATACGTGGAATTACATAATCGCTACTTTCATATAATTTACGTTTAACAATGAAAAATTCAACTTCAATATTTTCAATTGGAAAATTATATTGTTCGGCAAATAATTTTTTATATAGAATTAGTTGAAATTGTTTATCTTCATTTTTCTTTTCTTTATCACTCCATCCTCGAGTTGACGTTTTAATGTCTAAAATTTTGATAGTATTGGTTGGTTCGTGATATAATACAACATCTAAATACCCGCGGTATAATACGTTTTTATACGCGGGATTAGGCGAAACTAATAATGGTAATTCACATTTAACTAAATGCCATCCTTTTTTATTAAAATATGACCCTCGTTTTTTCTTAAAATAAGTTAATATATTAATTCCATCATCATAAAATTCTTTCATTTCTGCTGGGTTGCTAAAATGAACATTTTTATTTGATTTATAATCTTTTAGGTATGTTTCTCTAAAACGTTCTTCAAAATACTCCTCAATATTAACCCTATCAGCAGCCGCAGCACTGCTATCATACATTATGTCTAAATAATGTTGTATAGCTTCATGAATTGCTGTTCCAAAAGTCATATGAATTGATTGTTCGGATATTTTATGTCCATCTCTGTATTGAAGTGCCCATTTTTTAGGGCAACTTCTATACATGGACATTTGAGAATATGATATTGCCTTTTCGTATCCGTAATTTACTTCACGTTCAGACTTTTTTATAATTTCCTTAATTAAAGGTAGTATTTTTTTCTTTTTAGACAAAACTTGATTTTTTTCTTAAAATTGTTAAGCCATTATTATTAGCAAATGACTCCCATATTTCCCATTCTGGATGGGAATATACAAATTCTATTATTGCACTCCAAATCCCTTTTTCATCTTCATTAAAACCACCATATCTAAATGAGATAGTATCGTGTAATATTATATATTTATTTGTTTTTAAATGGTAGATTTCTAATTCATATTTTACTTGGTTATAAGTGTGGTCTGTGTCTATAAATGTTAAATCAACATTTGGAATTTGGTTATATATTTGAGAATCTAAATCATCACCTACTATAAAATGAAAATTAACATTATTTTGTAATGCTCCTTTTCTTAGTTCAACTATATCAGCTCCAAAAAATGAAGGATGTTCAATATCTAATCCTATATAGTGTTTTGGTTTTCCTGCTAGAAATGCCCAAGCAGCAACAATCCATCTAACTCCTAATTCTAAAACAGAATCACATTCTTCAGTGTATTTTTTTAAAGTAGATAAATGTTCATTTATGTCTGAAGGGAATGAGCTTAGGTAATAATATTTTTCATCTACTATACTTCTGTTTTGAGGTTCCATATCATTTCTTCCATTTATCTCTTAAAACCATCATAGCAATTATACCATAATTAGCTATATCTATAAAACTATCAATCATGGGTTCATCTTTAACATAATTTTTACCTCCACGTTTTAACATGTTTTTTAGGCGGTTTATTTTGTCATTACAACGCAACCAAATACCAGTCAATGATAGTTGTATATCCTCTGCTTCTTCAAGATTAGACCCTAAAGCAATGTTTGAAATACCATAATCTAACATTTTTTGGGCAAATAATTTGTATTGTTCGGTTTGAATCTCTTTAAATGATTTAGATAATTCAGGATACATTTTTTCAAAATCACCTACTGTTGAACCTATAATCTCATCATAACTAGTCTTTGTTTTAGGTAATTCTGGTGTTTCTACATATGTTTTTGTTGTTGTCCACATTTTATAACTTTGCTTCTTTAATTAATTTTTTTACTTTTTTTTCATCAACTCCTGTTTTATAAAGAATATCTGTTACTCCTACTTTTTGTAGAATATCAATATAATGTTCAGCCTCTCCAAGGCTACATTCAAAATAAGAAGCTACATATTCATTTAATTCTTTATAATTCTTTTTATTTTGGTTTTTGATGTACTTTAAAAACATTTTTTTCTTAGGTAACAGGGTTTTGTAAACGGTATAAACTTTTTCTTTTTCAGTCATTGGCAATTTTTGCGCAATGTTTGCTATATCTATATATCCGTAATACATACTCACATACCTGTGAACAATGTAAGGACTGAACGAAGACTGTTCATCCTCCGTAAAGGAATTCCAGTCTCGTTTAGTATAAGTAATCTCATTTAACCAATCAAAGAGGTTCATTACTCTGCTGAATTTCTTAGTTCCTTAGGTAATGTATCCTGTAATACTTCTCCTGTTTCAGGATCGTAAAATACTGGAATTGGAATAATTCCATCTTCATCTGCTCCAATAATAAATTTAGAGATTTTACGTAGCATAACTCCCTGTTGCCATATTTTACCACCGTTTGGGGTTTCAATAGCTGTTGTTTTAGTTAGGTCAATGTTTGGTTGTTGTTGATTCATTGTTTTTTGTTTTGTTTATAATCTAAAATGAAGCCAATTAATACTATAATATTCATACTTAAGCTGGCTATAATCTCGTGTATGTCTTTGTAAACGTTTATGCTTAAATGAACGTGTCCTACCATCCAAAACGGTATGGATAAGTTTTGACTTATCCAAATCGTAGTAAATTTTAGGAATTGTTTCATAATACTCGTGGTTGTGCTAATTCAACTAATTTTTGAATTAATGCCATCACATTTATTTCTTTGTCAATACGGAAGTTAGCTTGGTACGAATACTCGTTGATATAAATAGCAACCATTCCCTCGTTTCCTGAGGCAAAAGTAGAAGCGTTATCATAAAGGAAACGGTATAATTCTTCAAAGTCTTGAATATTTGCATTTGCGATAATTTGTCTAATTTCATTCCAATTTGGTTTGTTTTTTGTTAATTCTTTTAATACTTGAGCTGTATAATTTGATGATACAATAATTGATTTATCAATTACTAATTTACCTTCTTGAGTTGATAATTGTGCTGTGTTAAGCATTTTTCTCAAATCTGGGTAGAATTGGTTAACTAATAGTTTAATATCATCTATCTCATATTCTACATTTTCCTTCTCGATAATACCTGCTACGTGTTTAGCAATATCAGATTTTGATGGAGGTACAATTTTAAGTACTTGACAACGTGATTGTAGAGGATCGATAATACGCTCAACAAAATTACAAGTTAAAATAAA